TCAGCTATTTGTCCATCCCTATTCTGTCTGTTCTTTAGATAATATATATCATCAAGCTCTAGTGATTTAGATTTAGCATAATCAACAAAGTCATCCCATTCGTCATCATTCAATTCATGTTTTTGACGAAATGAGGCTTCCTTTGCCAATTTACTATTTTCAGCACGTTGACCCTGCAATGCACCACTTAGTCTACGCTGTACTATTCCATCAATCGTAGCACCCATTAGCTTTGCAGAATCAGACTCAGGGTTTTGAAAAGCGTCATCGGCTTCAAATAAGAAATCTTCAGGAAGATTTAATTTCTCAGCCATATTCTGGGGAGTCTGACCTCCACCCTCAAAATAATTTTGCACATGCTTAATTAAATTGGGGTCTTCTCGCATGGCATCAAGTATAGGCATATAAGGCTCTAAGTCTTTTAATTGACCATTAAGCTTTTTAGCTTCTCTACTTGAATCACCATACCTCTTTTTTAATGTATCAAATTCAGATACATCTTGCTGAACTTCACTGGGGCTCGCAGGTGGGTTAACACCAAAATTTTCCGAGGTTGATTGTGTCTGTTCATCCAGTATTCCACCATTGACACTTTGGTCGAGAGATTCAAAGAAATTCTCGTCAGCGCCAAAGGAAGGAGGGCCTGTACTTTCGGGGGCCTCTACGGCGTTACCTACTTGTTCTTGACTCATATTTAAAATGCTCCTTTAAGGTTTATTGTCGTAATTTAAAACTTGTTGGTAACTAGTACCAAATTATTTTTTCTTCTCTTTTGTCTCTTTAGATGCTTCAAAATCAGCTTTCATTTCAACTTTCATTTTCTCAAATTCGTTCTTTAGCATCCCTCTTAAAAGTTTTTGCTGACCTTCTGTTTCAAGTACATCTTTTCGTATCTCATTATCAGCCTGACCAATCTTCATCTTGATGCCAGCCTGTACCAGTTGTCTTTCTAATGTTTCAATAGTTCCTTCTTTATCTTTTATTGACTCTTCCATAGATGAAATCTGACCTTTCATTTGGGAATACATTGATTTTCGTTCTATGATTTGCTTTTTTCCTCTAATATCTGTCTCAGCAATCATTGCAATATCATCTATCAATCCTTTTTCAAACCATTTAAAGTACTCTTCAAGTAAAGCCCATCTATTAACTGGCATTGTAGCTCCAGCCACCATTCTTATATCAAAATTAGCTGATGCATAATCCTTAAATCTTTTTATTACCTCTCCATAATCATTATATATTGGGATATTAATCCTAACTTCTTTCTCTTGTTCCTGAGGAGATTGACCTGCTTCAGGTTGTACTATTCTAAACACCTTCTCAATCGAATAATGTCTTTGAGAAACTTGTTGGAATATCCTACCTAAATGCTCTAAACATGGCTCAACTATACTACCCATCCATGCTTTTAATCTCCTTGTGCCAAACTCATCATTAGCAAGTAACCCTCTATAAGTTTCAGCTTGTTCTTGAGCAAATCCCATCATTGCAGATGGTACACCACTTATATACTCAGCATCTGCTTTCCCTTCCTGAGTAATAGTATAAAATGCATTATTTATGGGAGCAGGTAAAACGGGGGTAGGTGGGGCAAAACCCTGCCTATACTTCAACAAAGCGCCAGGTGCTGAAGAATATTGCTCCCATTCCTCTTCTGGTACAGAACCTTCTTCATACATCCATCTCAGATTAGATGCTAAATTAGCATTATGTAACATAATCTGATGAGCTTTATTTATTTCTTGCTGTTTTCCTACAAGAGGAGTAACTGCACTCATTGGATATGGTGTACCAGTATAAGTATATGGTATTGGAACTATTGGATATTCATTTATCGGCAATGTATATTCATATAAGAATACATCATCACCTACTGTACATGTAAGTACGATTCTGTTCTCAAAAAACTTTATTGCATCTACTATATTTTTCTTTGAAGCTGCATTACTAGCAAGTATTTTATAATCAGCTTCAGACATTACCTGCTGTTTTATAACTGTTGCAGCATCTTGAGCCTGAGCTGTTAGTTGCATTTTCTTTTCTTCTAACGCCTGAGCTGCCATCTTCTTTGCTTTTTCAAGTTCAAGTTGGCCTCTCTCTGCAATAATCTCTCCAGATTGAACAAGCTGTTCAATTTCTAACTGTTTCTCCATTAATCCAACATTGATTTCTTTTTCAAAATCAGATATAGCTTCTTTTACTTCATCCTTTATATTCTCCATTTCAGCAGGAGTAGGTACAACTTTTATATATACATTATAGTAAGCAAATTTCTTTTTATGGTAAGTTTCATAATATGGGATTATATCATCATCCTCTGCGTCTAAACTAACTCCCATTGTTACATCTTCTGGTTGTATATTACCAGATAAATCAGTATCTCTAGTTGTATACGATACTATTTCTGAACTTCTTGCCACCTTTTTAATCTTGGCTTCGTGTTCAGGTAGCATATTAATTAATCTAGTTCTTGCAATATTCTTTCTTATAATAACAAAATTAGCATCTCTAAATAAAAAATCCCTACTTGCAGGGTCTACATATACATCATAAGGGTCTACCTTACTAAATCTTACCTCTCCTAACCCTCTATCAGCATCCTTATCAACATCTACTAAGAAAAAACCCATACCTTTAGTTAAACTATCAAGTACTATCTGACTATATATTGACTTGCCATTTGATAAGTACCAACAATAATCTGCTATATCAGAATGAACTTGTGCAATATCTGAATCATCTCCAGTAGCCCCAACTGCTTTCCATCTTGGATTATTTGCAGTAACAAAATATTTCATTATTTCAACAATAGGAGTTACTCTATTAACAGTAAATGTAGGCATCCCTGATTCTTCTAATGCATCCTTTTCATCCTTTGATAACTGTTCATTAAGATAGAAATCGTGACCTTTTTGACTAAGGAACTGCCATCTTTGCCTATGGGCATTATTAGACTTTTCCCAAAGTTGTTTATTTACCTGTGCTCTTTTCTTATTTGTTATTCTTGCCATTATCCTCTCAATTCAAAATGTGGAAAATCATCAAACTTATTATCATCTACTTCAAAATTTTGATTCCAATCGCCACCCCATCGTAGATTAATCCCCTTACTCTTAGCTATTCCTATTGCAAACCCCGCAAATAAGTGGAACCTCTCCCTGTCTCCCCAGTCAATTGGATAAGGCACCACATCCACAGCAAGACTAGGAGAATTGTTATGCCCACCCTTAGGAAATGTAAGTTTTGTTTTCCCTTCTTTGTAGAGAGCATTCTGTCTATCTTTACCCCTATGACCTTCCAGTACAGAGCAATCCACCGTCTTGATAACTTCATTGAAGACCTCCTGTAATCTTTTATCGCAAGTAGTAAGTCTCTCTCTAGACTTTTTACCAAATTTAGGCACTATTTATTTCTTCTTTCTTCCAGCCATTTTGCTCTCCATCCTTTCTTTTTTGTACCTTCTTTTTCTTCTTTTCTTGTTCTCCATCCATAGGCTTCGTGTCTCGCTTTTACTACTTTTGCTGCTTTATCTTGTTGTTCTTTAGTAAATGAATAAGTCCTTTTCCGTTTTTTTGTAGATTTAGTTTTTTTATCGCTTGCCCTAGCGCAACTATAACTCTTTCCATTCCAACTAAATGTATGACTAGCACCTTTACCTGCGCAATTTGCTTTAAAAGCAGCTCCAAACTTAATAGTTTTAGGTTTCTCTTTATATCCAGCTGGTTTCTCAGCTGGCCCTATTTTGCCTCCAGTAACTCCATATTTATCTTTACTTTTATGTGCTTTATATCCAGCTTGAGTAGCTAATCTAGTCCTCGGGTCTTTACTCTTTTGACCTGATTCGTATTGCTCCTTTTTCGATTTTATCTCATACTGCTTTTGCCTTGCTTTCTCTTTTGCTATGCCTTTTTTGACAGCAGAATAAGCTTTCTTTGCATATCTTCCTTTACCAATACCTTCATACCATGCTTTTTTCTTAGGTGTTTCTTTTTTGGCTTTTTTAGCTTTTTTTGGTTGATTTTTAAAAGCTGCTCTTATTGCTCTTTGTGTTTTAGGAGATGCTCCTCCTTGTTCACCAAACTCTTCAGCATGTTTTTTTAAGTCTCTTTTATTTGCCACTTTTTACTCCTTTTAATTTATTAAGCTACTAACCAATTTTTAGCCTTCCTTATAGGCTTGAACCATGATTTTTTATCTTTAGTCTTTGACATGTTTGGTGGAAACGCATGCACCTGTGCATAATAAAGACTCTCTATTGTGTCATCATGAGCCATCTTAGGGCCAAAAGTAACAATTTCGTTACTTAAATCAAACATATTTTTACGCAAATACACTGTTCCTGTACTAAATCTAGCTGAAAGTCCACTATAAATGCGATTACGCTTGTTAGTTCCACCTGGTTTCTCAGGTATAACTGCAATATCGAACCTGTTTATCCTCCTTCTTTCATCATTTAAGGCTTGAAATATACTTCTATTCATAGCAACGTCTTCAACTGTAGAAGAAGTGCATTTATATTTCTGATGTAGTTCTAATATAAAATCCACCACACCTTTTTTACCTATTACATCTCCAGTCACTAAATCTTTACTTCCTATAGTTGGGATACTTCTATGCCTTTCATATTCCATTAGGTATAAATTATTATTAGGGTCAATAGCTATAACCATAATAACACTAAAATCAGAATGTTTAGTATTTATATCTGTCGCAGGGTCACATCCTATAAATGTATTAACTGGGATTTGTTCCCCATCTTTGACAATAAAATTAACTCCATCTTTATGTTCATAATATCCATCCCAGTACTTTAGATGCCTTCTAGTCCATACTGCATCTTCCTCACTTTGGACTTCCATCATATATTCCTGATAGAATTTCTGTGGTTGAGCAGAATCTGCGTAGAATCTTTTCTTTTCTTCTAACTTCTTCTTACTAAAGAAAGATTGCCATAATGCAGACCCATCTTTTGTATATGCTTTATATGTTATTACTTTCCACGCAAATTTCTTGCCATCTTTTTTAGCCCTTGCATGATTTGTAAGAAGGTTATTAATAAAGCTGTCATAATGTACGGGAGTGCCATTAACACGCAAGCGACCAGTATGAGGCTCAATCGCAGGATATATGACGGCAGTGACAAGATTTGCATTTTTGTCCCTAGCCTCAGGCGTGATGGTATTTGCTTCATGCTCAAAATCGTCAAGAACGATAAGGTCATATCTCTTATGTAATTTTGCGCCACCTCTAATCCCTGCAACATTACTTTTACTAATAAGTTTACATCCGTTCGATAACTCAATGTCTTCCTCCGTCCATTTTTTTCCTTTTAATTCACCGAAATAATACTTTATTCTATCATTATATTCCAAATGATGTTTTATATAGTCCATATTCCCTACTGATAGCTTCTGAGTAGCTGATACCCAAGCATAGAATAAAAAGTCCCCATCTTTAGTATCACAAAAAAGAAAGTCCTTTAATATTGATGCTTTTGTTAATACTGTCTTCCCATGACCCCTTGGTATAATGATAGCAGTTTGTTTAATATTTAAATCATCAATAGCATCTGCTATCTCATAGTGAAAGAAAGGAGTTTCGCTCCTCATAAAGTCATCTGGTAAGAACAATTTACCAAATGCAATTAAATCTTTATGAGCTAACTGTAGAGTTTCTTCTGCTTCTGATACGTTATTGGTATTGATGTTTGCCATAACGGAATACCTGTAATACTAGTATTACTTTTCTTCGCTTTGTACGGGAGTATTATCTTTATATTTCTTTTCAATGTATTTTTTGAACTTTTTTTCATGTTTCATCCATTCAACATATGTAGCAAATACTGATTCTACACTTGTTAGTCTATTATTTAAGTTATTTATTGCAGTAATAATTTCTTTTACGGCATTGTCAAGGTAGTTTTTAGGTAGTTTACGCTTTGCCATGGTCTATTTTTAAAGGAACCTCCATTTTTTCTATGATGTTAAACATTTTTTTAAGATAGTTAACATCTCTTGTGTTAAGATTATGTAAATAAACAGGTATTTCTTTTCTCAAATCTTTCA